TTATTAATATTTTAATAAAGGTCATAAAAGCAACAGAATGATACGAATCCCCTCGCTCTAAGCAACGCGAGGCACAAAAAGACCTTGATACATTCAATCGCCAAGACCGCATTGACGACCTTACAGGCACAAAAGATGCAGAAAAAGAAGCTCTTCAAGAGAGAATAGATAATCTTAATCTATACCTTAAAGCGCTTGAGTGGAGCTGGAATGAAGCTGAGCGCATAGAGCGTGATAGACTTCTTGCCGAAATGATGAATATTGACGAATCTCTTTCCAACGAAGAAATTCAAAAAGAGATGCGTCAACGTATCATGGATGATATGCAAAACTTTATTGAAGTTCAGAATAATGATTATCAGAATTATCTTGGTATCTTCTCTAACTTCATTAATTCTTATACGCAATTAGTTCTTCAGCTTGCAGAACTTCAGCGTCAAGCACTTTCTTTGATTGATTCCAGTCAATATTTGGGCTTGAATGCTGGTTCGTTTACTATTACTGGCGCAACAGGTGGTGGTGGTTTCGGCGGCGGTTCTTCAGATGCTTATGGTTATCAGAATGATTATCAAGCCAGAATAAATGCCATACTTAACGAAAAGAGCAATTACGATGAAAATGGCAATTTGGTACAAGGAGCGAAAGACCTTATAGATAGTTTGGAAAACGACCGAAACGAAAAGATTGACAGAGAAGGTCTTTCTTATGGTAAAACTTATGGGCAAAGTAGCGCTAAGTGGGACAAGAATTCATCTTCTGCCAGTTATACAGCAACGGGCTCCAGTGGTAATTATACTATAGGGTCTGAAAAAGGTAAAAACTTCTTAACTAACGCCAAAACGGGAGACAAGATGACAGGTGGAGATGGGTCTACTTGGACTAAAAACAGTGACGGTTCAACCACTATCGAAAAGAATGGTAAGACTTACACTGTTGGTTCTCATGCAGATGGTATTCTTGGGGGTCCTGTCACCTACACAGGTTTATCAATGCTTCATGGTACACCTTCTGAGCCTGAATACGTTCTCAATTCTGACCAAGCATATAATCTCCTGCGCAATTTGGCAACGACCAGAATGCCTGAGTACACTTCTACTTTGACTCAAGACATGGGTGTTTCCTATGTTATTCAAGGTGATGTGGTGCTTGAGAATTGTGACGACCCAGCACAATTCTGGAATCAAGTAATGGCAGCAACACATAATCGTTACAACGTGACGAAGAATAAGCGTTAATAAGTATAAAATGAACAGGTAAATAAAAAAATACTTTTATTTACCAAAATTGGACAGCAAAACCTAAAAAATACAGGAAGAGGTTGAGGATTCAACTCGCCTCTTCCTCTTCCTATTAATTTTTGTAAAGGAGTTGATTAATATTTTATATAAGTCGAGCAATTTGCAACCGAACCTGAGTGAGATAGATGTCACAGAAAATAATATTCTATCAGCTTAGGTTAATACTACAGGTACAACCGTAAAAGCTTGTCGTGTAAAAATAATTACAGGCGACGGAAATGATGTGCTTTATGATTCAGATAATGGTTATTCAGCATCAAATCTTCCTCCGAACTTAAAAAGACCTGTGGTAAATAAAGGCACAGTTGAATATGAATTAACAAGTGAGATTTGTGCAGCAAATAATATTGTTAATGGTAAAGATTATCAATGGAATATTAGAACATATGAGGCAAAACGTGGTTCTACTGCATAGCCTCAAACAATGGTTTGCCAAGGATTTTTAGTGGGTTCTACCAAATCTGTAATTTGGACTTCATACACGGAAAATTCTGAATTAAATAATGCTTTAATTTATGATAAATATATCGAAATTAAAGGGTATGATTCATCTGGCAATAGTAATTTTATGCCGCTTCCAGACCCGAATACAGAGAATCTTGTAATTCCAACTGATAAATCTTTTAAAGAAAGAAAGAAAATTTATTGGGTTGAGAATGAACTTGGATGGAATAAAAATTATACCAAGATTGAATTTGATGACCTGTTCACATATAGCTATAAAGATGGTACGTCTTTTGATATTTACCAATGTGACGACCAACATACTTTAACCTCTTTTTATGTTAATCCAAATGACGACCTTGAAAGAGCGAGATGGGTTGAAATTTATAAATCTGATGGTAAATCAATCAATGGTGATACCGCAGTAAAATATAAAATTATTGGCTACGGCGAGGAGACGGGTGAAATTAGACTTCAAGAAGCTCTTCCAGAAGTTCCTCAAAATGGATGGACTTATAAACTTTTCGAGAAAGATTCGGTGAATGATACTTATGAAGAAATTACTGTGGATTCTCCTAACAATATTTTGGGTGGTAGCCCTCTTGCAAGTGGCAAATTAATTTCCAACCGCAATGCTTCTGAAGGCGTGACGGCTCAATATTTTATTCAACCTAATATTAATATTGGGTCGGATAAATATAATCCCGCTGAAATTGTTTTTGATAAAACAGGAGCAAGAATTGACCTTTATGAAAAGACTTCTGATACTGTTGTGCCACGGAAAACAACTGATATTACTTTTGATAAGCTTGATAATACTTAGTGGTTAATTGAGGTAAAAGACGGTATTGTGGAACAAGGTACAATTCCTATTGCTCCTAAAACACCATATACGGCATATACAGATTTTATGGATTCTATGCCAAACGCGATTTTTTATGCAAGAACTAAGCCTGAATTAACTATTTACTATAATAACTTAAACGCCACAACTGAAAATGTTTTATATATTACTCCAAATGAGTTAATAGACACTTTGTTAAAACAGCATAAATATGTTTATATTGAACTATTTGATGCAGATGGTAATGGTGTTACTCCTAAAAACAAAATAGTTTCTTATGATAATGCTATCGGCTATGTTAGGTGCTCAGATGTTTTTGATTTGTTTTATGAAGATGAGGTTGAATTTTACACTTATAAAATTTATACCTATGATTCTGAAAATAATACTTATATAGAGCAAACTGCAATAGAAAATCCAAAGGCGTCGAATTATGCTTCTACTACGGCTGGGACACAACCTTGGAGAGATGTTCATTTTAAAACGGATTGGAATTCTGCGGAAAATGTATAGATAAAATATTATAAATACACTTTGTATGATTCTTTAGGAAACGTTGTAGCATAGAGTGAGGATATTTATGATAGTTTATTAGAATGGTCTTTCAGAGGTCTTCAAACATCAGATGATATAGAATTACCTAATAAATACACTATTCAAATTGATGTAACTGACCAATATGGAGACGAATTTACTTAGACCGCAGATTTTAATATTTGGTATCAAATTGACCAAAATGTAACTCCTCTTGCGACCTCTTTTGATTGTAAGGAAGGAGCTATTTCGTTATATGCCAACGCTCCTGTTTATACTGCTCCTGTAGAAAGAGATGAGAAGAAAGCTGTTGACGAAAGTAACATTTATATTTTTGGTGATGACCTGCCTTCTAAAGCAATTTTAAAAATAGGTGAAGGAGAATGTCTGTGTTATGATAGATTAGTAAGTAACGGAAATCCATTAATATTCCCTCCAAGTTTTGTTTTCCTGACGAGATTGCAGTTGACTCCAAGATTTAACGAACTAACTCCAACTCCACGGAATCAACTGGTATTTAAAATTGCTCATACTGCTCAATATGGTCAAGAGGCTATAGGAGACGTTCCTGCGACAGAAGAAATTATTGACACTTACTATTTAAAGTGTGGTAGTACAGAATCTTTTTATATGAATGAATCTGGTACTTTGGTGAATAACCCTGACCAATATTTGATTAAAGTTTATAAAAATGATGAAACTGAGCCTTTAATGTGTTTTAAAAATGGCACAGCAAATTCATTTAACATTCAAACCGAAGATAAACGCTTTGATGGCAATACAGGTTATTTCTTTAGCCCAACTGCAATTAAAAATGCTTTGCAAGCTCAAACCAGCGTAAAAATTGTTTCCGCTTTACCTACGACTATTACTCCTGAAACCACAAGCGTTAAGTATTTATTAACAGCTTCATCTGGTAAATATTTAAGTGGCGGTATTTATAAATATAACAGTTTAACTGAGTCTTGGGATTTGCAAGCAGAAGATTATTATTTCCTTGAAAATGTCTCTCAGGTTGAGGGGGCGACTTATGAGAGCTTGGGTGTTCCAACAGTAGCTCAAGGAACCAATGGAGAAATTCTTTGGTATGATGAAAATCAAGCGCAAGAAGATGGTTTGGTTTATATTGATTCTCGCTTGGTAAGTGAACTGAATACAAAAGCTTTTAACGACCGTTGGTTTTTAATTGTTTTAAAAGTTGTTCGTAAAAATAATGTGAGCAATGTAAGTTGTGATATTAAGATTGAGACCAGAAAGGAGGTTGTCTCTCATGGCGAATGAGACTGAATATAAAAATTATTTGTTTTTTAATAGCAACATAAACGTGGACGTTCTTCGTCTTGACCGAGATACTTCTATTAGTCTTGATGGGGTAAACAAGGATGGTAAGGATATTTATGCTCTAACACAAGAAAAAAGTATTACAGCAGATACGATTCTATTTAATACTTTTGTATCCAATGGTGAATATCAAATTGACGCTCAATATTTTGACCCTGAATCTGAGGAATCTGGTGCTACTTTCTATATTTACAGAAAGACTCCTTATCAAAAATATTATGATTATATTTGTTCTCTTGAAAATGGAGCAACAACTTTAAGAGACTATAATGTAGCGAATAATGAATATTATCATTATTTAGCGGCTACAGAGGTTAAAACAAGTTCTGGTATCAAATATAAGATTTATCAAAATGAAGAAGAGACCCCCGACAATCCAAAATATGTTCAAGATAGTGAAGGGCTGTATTATCTTCCTGTTAAATGGGATAATTGGCAAATTTGCGACATTGAAGAAACGGACGAAGAGAATACTTTTATTAAAACTGGTAACACTTGGAATTTGGGACTAAATATGGAGGATTCGTCTGTAACTCAAAATATAAGTGTTTCGATGTGGGAAACTCTTGGAAGGTTTGATAAATATTCTGTCGGGCAACGCAACTACGACAGTTCCGCAATAACTTGTTTACTTGGAGATATGCAAGAAATTCTTCATGTAGAAGGCAGCGGAAATACTATTATTAGTAAGTATGAATATACTGAAGATGCTTATGCGGTGTCTAAATGTGATTATGAAAGCGAACTTTCGAAAGCTTCTTTGCAAAGTCAAAGTAGATTAAAAGCCGTAACACGCAAAAATCTTATTGACAATAAATATCAAAGGTAGTATACTAAGACTGAGGCTTGGAAAGAATTTTGTAGCAATGGAAAATTAAAATTGTTAAAAGACATAAAAGGTAATAAATGGATTTGTCAGATTCAAGCCGCTCCTACGAGAACTGTTAATGGAGCCAGTAATTATTTATTAACCACTATTACCTTTGAATGGAGAGAGGCATTAGATGCTTCTACATCAGTAGTAGTACAAATAGAATAACAAAGAAAGGGGAGTGCCTAATAAATGAAATTGTTTGGAGATGTTTTATTCTCAAATAGCGAAGATGAAGACATTCCCTTTTCTAAATTAAAACGACTTTTAGAGATGCCTTATCTAAAACCAAGATACAGGCTGAGTGTATTAACTCAGGATGAGCAAGTAGCATATATTATTCCAGAGGAAGATATTATTGCTGGTAGTATTAACTATACAGAATCATATCAAAGCGGACAAAGAAGAAACATCTCCTTAGAGTTAGTAAACGCTTCAGGAAAATATACTCCGAACGTAAACGGTTTATGGGTAAATAGTCGTTTTAGTTTTGAAATTGGAATTGAATATGCTGGAAGAATAATCTGGTTCCCTAAAGGAATTTATATTATGGGGAATTTAGATTTAACCAGAAGTAATTCTGAAAAAACAGTTTCTTTACAGCTTCTTGATAAATATGCCATTTTTGAGGGAAAGACTGGTACCCTTGAAGTCGCTTACGAAGTGGAGCTTGGAAGTGATATTCGAGATGCTATAAGAGGAATTTTAAATTTTTCTCTTGAAAATGGATATATTTTAGATTATAAAGATGTTATTTTTGACCCCTCTTTGGTGGGAATGGTAACACAACAAACAATTAGAGCCGAGCAGGGTGAAAACTATGGAAGTGTCATCGATGCTTTAGCAACACAACTGTCAGCAGAATATTATTACAATAGCGTAGGAAATCTTTGTTTTTATCCAATTAACGAGACGGTTGATGATAGTGTAAAACCAATTATTTGGACTTATCCTTCCTTGGGTAGAGACTTACATAATATGAGTTTGTCTTACCAAAATGAAGATATTGTTAATTGCGTTAAAGTTGTTGGAGATAATGTTGACGATGGTATTTATAGTGCTGTTGTTACAAATGAAAATCCCAGTTCTCCTATTTGTATACAACAGGTAGGAAGACGTACTGCACCTCCTTATAGCGAAGCTAACGTATGGAGTGATGATTTGGCGCATGACTTAGCTATGTATTATTTAAGAAAATCAAGCTTTGTGGCAGTACAATTTTCGTGCAGTGTAAGTTTTAATCCTGTTTTAAGCGTTAATAATATTTGCGAAATTGAAGATGAATATTTAAATTTAAAAAGAAATAAACTGCTTATTACTTCGATTTCTTTTACTTCAGAAAGTGGACAAATGAGCGTGTCTTTTTGTAATACGGAAGACCTTCCAAGTAACACCAAGAGAACTTAAGAAAGGAGTGAGCTATGAGTAATAGACGTAAAAATCAAAATAATTAGTCTGATTATACGATGGATAATTTAGCTGACTCCTTGTTAAATCGCATAATGGCGTGTGTGGATTAGAAAGTTGGGACAACAGATGTTTCAAAAGGAGCTATCGTTACCAGAGTAAATGAAGATGGAACTGTAAATGTTAGACTTCCAGCAGATGAATCGGGGCAAGAGTTTACTCATATTTCTAATCAAAGCGTATATGAACTTTATGAAGGTGATTCCGTTGAACTTTATTTAAAAGGTGGACGCTATTCTAATTGTTGGGTTATAGCTAAACATGGAATGGGCGGAAAAAGAGTGGCTTTAGAAAGTCAAAAAGGTAATACTGTAGTAGTAAGTGGAGGAAGCTCTACTGGCGGAGGGTCTGGCACTATACCGCAAAGTGTATTATAGCATTTAGTCAATTACAATAACCCTCATAAAGTTACAAAAGAATAGCTTGGATTAAGCAAGGTGGTAACTTCTATTAATGGTGAAAGTGGAGATGTTAATATTCCCACTGTCATTAATGACGCCAAATTAACTATTTAGAAAAATGGAACAGAGGTTGGTAACTTTACGGCAAATAGCGCTGAAGACAAAACGGTTAATATTATTGTTCCGACTAAAATTAGTGAACTTGAGGACGACTCCAGCTTTGCTAAGACAAGCGAACTACCCACAAAAACAAGTCAATTAACAAATGACAGCGGGTATATTACTTCTGCGGATATTCCTAATATTCCTGTTACAACTGTTAATGGAAAAACTGGTGCGGTTCAATTAACAGCAACAGATGTTGGAGCTTTACCCGATACTACTATAATACCAGATAAAACAAGTTAGCTTACAAACGATAGTAATTATATAACATCGGCAGAAGCCCCTGTTTAGTCTGTTAATGGAAAAACTAATACTGTGGTATTAGTTGCGTCAGATGTGGGCGCTATATCGGCAGACGATATATCTCAAACATTGGGTAATTCAAACACAAAAGTTCCAAGCGAAAAAGCCGTTGTGGATGCAATGTCGGCTGCTGGCTATGGCGATATGCTTAAAGCAAAATATGCTAATAATAATACTGATGATACAGTTGATAAAGCATTTTCTGATGCAAATGGCAAGAATATTGCTGACACATATGTTCCTAAAGATGGGGGAACGTTAAATAATATAGACGCAAATACTTTAACTGCTACAGGAAATTATTTAATTGGGGAGGGTTGTACCAATTTCCCTGATGGTAGTCAGGGTAGTGTGGTTTAGGTTGTTGGAGCGGGAGGTTCTGCTTATCAAACAACTGTAATATATGCAACAAATACATATGCTCACAGGGCATATGACGGAACCACTTGGACTACATGGAAAGATGCAAATGGCGCAGTTGTATCTGCAACACAGCCTCAGTATCAAAATATTGGTAGTCTATGGTTTAAAGAAATTACCTGATTTCATTCGTTGGGTAATAAACAATAAAAACAATTTAGCAATTCCTTATTTCGAAAATATTCATTTTAGAGGTAAAACCTTTAAATTTAACAAGACAAAAATAATTTTAAAAAACGTAAAAATTTTTCTTGACAAACTGCGAAAGGTGTGTTATACTTCAATCACAGTGAGAGATGAATCGAGATTTTAGTATAATACACCTTTTTTCACCGCTCACATTTTCCCAGCAAATATAGACGAAAGGGGTAGACAATATGGTAACTAATCTTATTTGCGATGCTTGCAAGTTCCAGCCTAAGTGTGTTGGTTATAACAAGCTCAAGCCTTTTACAGATGAAGCTCGAACCGACCTTGGTATTGAGCTTGAGATGCAGAAGTGCAATGATTATGTAGAGCTTGACGATGATGTCGAGTAAAACAAACAATTGTAGTGAAATTAGCTTGGGCTAATGGATAGCATACCTAACGCAAATAAAAGTAGACAAATAAAAATTGACTTTTATTTAGACTAAAACAAAAAATTTTTTAACATTTAAGGAGTAATTTTTTAATGAGTAACAATAATTCTGACCAGATTCGTAGACTTTAGAACGTTGTAATCCTTGAGGGTGCTCTTGCCGAGCTTGAGACTCCTCGTACTGGCGTTGGTAGTGACGGTGTTAATTACATCTCTCTCCGTGGCGCTATTCAGTGTGGGGACTCTGCTGTTTATACTCGTTCCTTCCGTTCCTTTATTAAGGAGAAGAAGCAGAATGGCGAGGATAGCAAGGTTTACAAGGATGTAACTGAGTGGCTTAAGACTGCTACTCCAATGACTAAGGATGCTGAGAATCCCACTATGGTACGTCTACAGGGTAGCCTTTCTGATAACGTTTACGTTAATCGTGAGGGTGTTCTTGTTGAGGGTACTGAGGTTTCTATCCAGTTCTTTAATAAGTTTGAGTCTTATAATGCTTCCCTACAGCTTGAGGGTTATATCAAGGATATTAAGCCTGAAGTTCGCGGTAAGGATGATGATGCTCACGAGACTGGTCGTTACAAGATGCACTTTATCACTCGTGATTTCTATGGTAACACTCTTGACCTAAAGAACATTATCATTCCTGCTGAGACCTATGAGGAAATTCAGTCTATTGGTTACGATGAGGGTGCAACTGTTTCTATTAACATCGACTGGATGCCTTCTCAGGCCGAGGAAGCTCCTAAGAAGAAGTCTGGCGGTTTTGGTAAGCAGATTGACCTTGGCTCTACCAATGGCAATTCTTATCTTGAGATGATTCTTGTTGGTGGCTCTGACCCCTATGACGAGGATTCTAAGGATGCTCTTAGCGCCAAGATTGTCCGTTCCATGATGGCAGAGCGTAATGCTCATATCAAGGAAGTTGAGAGTAAGGGTTACATGGGCAATAAGGGTGGTAACACCTCTGCTGGTTCTTCTGCAAAGTCTGGTGGCTTTGGTAAGGCTAAGACTGGTTCTTTTACTGCTGTTGAAGACGACGACGAATTGCCGTTCTGAGTCGCAAGAAAGGAGTAAAAGAATATGGCTATTGATTTAATGAACCTTGCTCCAACCACAATTAGTAGAGACCTTAAGGGGAAGTATGTATGCCTCTATGGTGATGCTGGTAGCGGTAAGACTTCTCTTGCCGTTTCTTTCCCTAAGAATTTGCTTCTTGGTTTTGAACATGGTTGGAACGCACAGTCTAACATTTATGCAGTTGATGTTCCTACTTGGGCAGATTTCAAGGCTTATGTAAAGCAACTGAAAAAGCCTGAGATGAAGGAAAAATTTGACACAATTTCGCTCGACACGATTGCTATTGCTTGGGACCGTTGCATTGAGTATATTTGCGATAAGAATGATGTGGAAAAGATTAATGACATACCTTATGGTGGAGGTTATTCCGAAGCTCGCAAGGAATTTGAGAAAATGATTATTACCATTACACAGCTTGGTTATGGTCTTGTTATCATTGCTCACGCAGATATACATCTTGAAGCCGACCCTGATAATGCGAACGCAGAAGTTCGTGTACTTGGTCCTGCTGTTCCTAAGAAGGTTGCTGACATTATAAATCGTCTTGTTGATATTACTGCTTACATTAATATTGATAAGAATGGTGAACGTTGGCTTTATCTTCGTAGCACTCCTACTATTACGGCAAAGAGTCGTTTCCGCTATACTCCTGACCGCATTCCTATGGGATATGATAATCTTGTTAATGCTATCGCTGATGCTATTGAAGAGGAGGCTAAAAATGGCGGCACAGTTGTAGACACGCCTGTTGAAGCCGCTCCTGAAAAGAAGCAGGTTGATTTTGATGCTCTGGTGGCAGAGATTAAGGCATACGCTGTTGCTATGAATAAGATGGAAAAGATGTCTGAGTACACCAAGATTGTTGTGGAATATCTTGGCAAGGGTAAGGCAGTTAAAGACTGTAATGAATCTCAGGCGGATATTCTCATGCTTATTCTTTCTGACCTCCGTGATTGGGGTGCGGAGAATGACCTTGACATTGCTCGCAAGGTTTAATAATTAATGATACAAGGGAGATTGGAGAAAGTAAACAAACTATATCCTTTCTCCCTTGTTTTTCCTTTTACGTTTTATAAAATTTTATAGAAATGGGGTGTTTTATATCGGTAGAAAGCCAAATAGAGTTTTTACTTGTGCTCGGTGTGGACTTTAGTATCCATCTGAATTAAAAATTACAGTTGCGAACAAAAATTATTGCCCAAGTTGTGGCACTATTCGCCGTCAAAGAGCAGAAGATTATAAAAATCTATTCAATTATATCTTTTTTACAATGGGCTACGATGGTGTCTTAGACCCCAAAAAAATGTCTGTTCCCGTAAGTATTCTTAAAAAAGGGTATCATATGGATGCTTCTAAGGTTCTTTGGACTCTTAAATATATTAATGAGTATGAAAAGAATAAACCTCGAAGAATGCAGACAGAGATGGATTTAATTAAACTGGTAACTTCTTACTATCTTCAAGCTAAATTCTTTTGGGCAACCTGTGAAGAATTAGACCAAAGTTCAACCCAAGAAAAAATTGATGAAAGTTTAGGCCATCCAATTCATCAGATTGTAATTAATCGTTCTGACCTTGAAAAAGCTCGTCTTGCTGATGAAGAAAAACGTGCTATTCGAGAACATCGTATAATTCCAGAAGATTATGACGGTGATATTGATGATTTAGACTTTGATTCATTGGTTTGGGATGCAGATTATGACCGAGAAGTGTTACAGCATCGTAAAGAGCTTTGGGAAGCCGAGAAAGCGAAAGAAGAGGGGGAATTTTATTTTACTGATGAAATTCTACCAGAAGACCTCAATGAAGAGGATTTATTACTTTATAAAGGAGAGACAGATTCGTGGCAAATAAAATAAGTTATGACCAAGATGATTATAATTCTCGCATTGCTGCTCTTGAAGTAATTGGCTGTATTATTTAGAAGCCTGATTTACTGGCAGGTCACAGACTTGAAAAAACAGATTTTACGAATCTTGTTGCTCAAGCTGTTTTAACTGCGGTAAAATACTTGTGGGCAAAAAGAGTAGAGTTCATTGATATTAATATTATCAACGAATGTCTCTCCAAAAACTATCCTACTTTTTATCGAATTTATCAAAGAAGTCAGGGAGATAATTTCGTAGGTCAGGCAGTTACCAAATGCCATCCTATGAATTTTGAAGCTAACTATAATGAACTCAGAAAATTTTCTTTGCTTCGCTCTTTGATGAATCAGGGTATTGATGTAACAGACATTTATGACCCAAATGAATTTGATGATGAAGAGGGAGACAACAAGAAGAAAGAGTTCGTTAAAATGACAACGGATGATATTCTTCTAAAAATCCGTCAGAAATTGATGAGTACCACACTTGATTATTCGGCTAAAGCTGGTCGAGATAGTGTTAAAGCTGGTGGTACAGAGTTGCAAGAGTTTGTTGAAAGTCGTAAAAATGGTGGTAGTTATGGTTTAAGTTATTCCAGCAATTTTTACACTACTATCACAGGCGGTATGAAGCCAAGACATTTTAATATGATTTCGGCATCCACAGGTAGCGGGAAATCAAGGGTTAGTATTTCGAACATTTGTCATACTTTCGCAGTAGAATATTATGATAATAAGTTAAAGAAATTTGTTTCTAATCCTCATGGTACTCAAAACGCAGTTCTTTATATTGGCACTGAGATGGAACTTGTGGATGAAGTTGAACCTATTATGTTGGCTTATATTGCAGATGTTCCACAAGACCATATCATGGACTATGATTATGCTGATGGAGAATATGAACGAGTTCTTCATGCTATTGATGTTCTGAACAGAAGTCAAATTTATCTTGAGTATGTCCCTGATTACGATATTTCTACTCTTGAACAAACCATTGAAAAGTATGTTCTTCAGAAGAATGTAAGACACGTTTATTTCGATTATATTCATATTACAACAGATTTGATTGCAGAATTTCAGGGAGAAGCTAAGGCTAAAATGCAACTTCGTGAAGACCAAGTTCTATCTAATGTAGGTACGAAATTAAAAGAACTTACTCGTAAATATGATATAAGTCTTGATACTTGGACTCAAGTTTCAGGAGACTGGAAAAATGAGAATAATCGTGACCAAACTATTATTCGTGGAGCAAAATCTTTGTCTGATAAAGTAGACTGTGGTAGTATCATGATGCGTCCTACTACAGCAGAACTTAAAAAGATTGACCCAATTTTAAAAAACCGTTTTGGAGGGAAAAAACCCAATCTTTATATTGCTACTTATAAAAATCGAGGCGGTAAATTTGTAAATGTCAAAGTTTGGTTGTATGTGGATTATTCTACCATGCGTGTATCTGATTTGTTTTGCACTGATTACGATAACAAATTAATTGATAAAGGCTATTTGCCCGAAACATTTGTTTCAGTCAACGAAGATGGCATAGTTAATTATAGTAGACATAAAGAAGATGTTCCTGTTGGGGCAGGAATCTCTGCGGAACATACTACAAATGGGGATACTACAAAATTAATGAAACCAACTAAATATGAAGCAATTTATTCCGATGAAACTGGTGGAGACGACCCAGCAGAAAAAGCAATTAAAGAAGCTATGGAAACGGGCGAAGTGACATCGGTTGTAAGCAAAAAATTGCAAAATAGATTGGACCTTGAAAAAGAAAATGAAGAAAATATGTATTCTACTAAAGTAACCAGAGAAGATTTTGATGCTGATGGTTGGCCAGTAGATAAGTTTAATGAAATTGAGGAAGAAGAATAATATTCTCCTCTTTGGTTGATAACTATGATTAATAAAGACGAACTATTACAACGAATAACACCTGAAATTGTGATTGAAATAATGGACGAAAATGGAGCTCCTTTAAATCATACAAGTCGAGATGGTTCAACAGGGCAAAAACTTCTTTGGTTTAAAACCGTGTGTCATGGGGGTTCTAAACCAAAACTCTGTTATTTTACACAATCTAAAAATTTTTTCTGCTATACTTCTTGCGGAGTAATGAGCTTTTTTGAGTGTATTAAAAGAATTAGAAACGTAAGAGATTCTGATTTTTATAAGGGCGTAATCCTTTATGTCGCTGAAAAAATAGGAATGAAGCCAACTCAAGAAAAGGGTTTCGGAACTTATCGAAAAGATGATAGAGATGATATGCGCGCCCTTGAAGATGGTGTAAGTATTTCTGGGTGGAATGACTACTGCGAGAAATTAAAAAAACAAAACGAAGAAATTAACAATAAAATAATTTCAGACGAAACAATTTTAGACTATTTTGAAAATAAGGTATATGAGGGCTGGTTAAAAGAGGGCATTTCTGAGAAGTCCATGAAAAAATATGGGATTAAATGGTACGAATATCAGAAACATATTGTTATCCCTCACCGTAATAAAGATGGACAGCTAATTGGCATTCGTCGCAGAAGTTTAAAGCCAGAAGACAGAAATAATAAATATATGCCTGAATTTATTGAGGGTAAAGATTATGGACATTCTTTAGGGTTAAATCTTTATGGTTTATATGAAAACAGAGCTGCAATAGAAGACAGGGGTAAGGCTATTATTGTTGAGGGAGAAAAAAGTGTTTTGCTTTCAGACACTTATTTTGGTAAGAACAGCATTGCTGTAGCTACTTGTGGTTTTTCTGTTTCAAATAAACAGGCAAATCTTTTAGGAGACCTTGGTGTAAGACAAGTTTATCTTGGTTTTGATAAAGACTTCGATGAGTTTAATAAAGATGCTGTTATGAAATATAATAGTAATCCTTCTACCAAACGAGACTTTGAGATGTATAAAAACAAAATTAATTCTATTGCTTCTAAATTAGC